GTAGCCACTGGCGTGGATCGCTTTGGCTTGACGTTCAGCGCCTGACCTAGTTGCATAGCATTTCCCAGATTTTCCGTATTTCCATCCCTTTTTACCGCCTTTTAGCGTACACCGTTGAATGGGCATTAGTTGAGCCTAGACGGGAGTTCCTCTGGTTCAGAGGAGCCAGTCAAAGCCTCAAGTTCTCGCCTCAGTTCATCAAGGGAAGCACTCTCGACGTGGGAGACTTTCTGCTCCACTTTATCGACAGGTTTTAACCCTGCTCTGTCCAAGAAGTCTTTAATTGCTCCTAGCTTAACGGCTTCAGAGGTAGCCTCATTGATCAATTCGTGGAGTTTAGCCAGGACTCCGGGTATACCATCTGCCATCATCTCCCTAGTCTTTTCGGCTATTTCATCAGCGAATTGTTTTTTAAGAGTCCATCCCTTCTGTTTGGAGGCTTTCTCAGAATAGCCTGCCATCTCCGCTGCTTTAGCGGCGTTTCCCGTTAAACAATAGGCTTCGATAAAAGCCTCTTGCTTCTCAGTTCTCATGCAAGCAATCCTGGGGGCATCCCTCCGGGGGGCATAGCATCCATAGGAGGACCGGCTGGCATCGCTCCAGGGACTCCACCAGGCGGTGGGCCTCCCATGAGTTCTGCGAGTCTCTGGTCAATCTGTTCACGTAGGGCGAGTAATTGGCCTACCTCGTCCTGTGGGCCTCCTCCGGGCATTGCTCCCGGCATTGGGCCACCCATAGGTGGTCCTGCGGGTCCGTTATATGGTAGGGGTTCTCCCATTGGTCCTATAGGCATAATCTTATCCTCTATCTGCTGGTTGTTTTTCTTTTACCTATATGGTAAAAATGATTGGACGTTCCACGCTTACCTTTCTTATCTTTGTAGTTATGCCATATCCAACCATACTTGTCTGCACCATTCTTTATAATCCAATCCCGCTCCTTCTTACTCGTTATATCTAAAGCGGTTCCTTCCTTATGCTTTGAAGTCTGTACCGCCCCTTTCTTTTTTAGGGCTTCATTATGAAGATTGGTCCTGTATGCTGATTCTATTCTTATATCCCTGCCAAATTTAGCCTTGAAAGCCTTGTTCATTCGTTTGTAATCAGAAGCGGCATCTGGTGCTAGATATGCAGTTCCCTGCCCTACATTCTTCTTGTTTTGTCCCACACCATACCAAGATTTTCTTCCCTCGGCGGTATCATTTGGGAATGTTCCAACATCAACTAGGGTCTTCTCGAAAGTTGTTCGAGGTGCGCCTACCTTAGACGATAAACGAGACTTCCTCTTATCTTCGGCGAGTTTTCTCTTCCTCGCGTCTGCTGCCTCTTGGCCCTTTAGTTCTCTGGCGTTTGGAGTATCGGGTTCCTCTGGTGTGGTAGTTATCAAACCTTCGTCTGGTACAATGGACGGTCCATGTGGAATCTCACCTTCTGGAATCGGACTAAGCCCCTCCCTTCTTAATGCTTTTGCTGCCGTGTCTTCCAGTGCATCGTTGAGTAATCTTAATATCTCCCTGTTCCTTTCTAGATTAGCTTCGGCACTCAGATTTGTTTCTTCACCAAACCCCTCAGCACCAACTCTTTCACGCATATCCCCATACTTAGAGGCCGAATAAATGATATCGTGCATCGGTTCACTTTTCCATCTTCTAGCGCACGCATTGGTATTACAATTGGGGTCTTTTTTGGGGAAAATAAGGTCCAGTAACTCTACTTCTTCGCCTTGCGCGTTTGTGACTGGTATGCCCTTAATTAAATCATTGTTATGCCACAAATAACGAAACATTCTGTGCAATGGTTCGTGGTATTCAAGATCACCAGCGCCTGTACCTTTTTCGCCGAAAAACATTTCGTCGGCGGATGATTTATACAGTCCACTGTAACTCACAGATTCTGGACCTTCATCGCCATCTCTAATGCCGTGGGGCATTATTACATTGGTACTAGAGATAGGTCGTGTTTTGGTAACACTAAAGTCCCTCGGACCAACATCCTGAGTGTACTCCTGATTAACGGAAGTATCCATAAATTCCGGTCCTGATGCCCTTAAACCACCATACTCCTTAGCTGCTACCCCCCGCCATTTACCCTCTACTTCTTTTGGAACCCGCAACCTTGTGCTTAACGCCCCCCTATGGAGGTCTACTGATCCTCCTTTGATAAGGCTATGCCACCCAACGTCGAGAAGATTATCTATATCCACCTCTGGAGCTACTACGGCCAGTGCGCGGGTTTTTGATCTGTCCCTCCAATCTACCACACCCTCATCTGGTGGAACCTCACCGGCATCCAACAAACCCTTTGCATCAGGCCACTTACCCTCTTTGGGCTGGTCCTGCATGGGGATTTCCCACTCAAATCTAGGCTTATACTCAGGCTCTAATGGCTGAAGTGTAGGCTCAGTCTCCTCACGTTTTATAGCCTGCCGTAGTTCTGCTTCCCTATCATACGGTGGGTCTGTTTCTTCCCGTCTTATCGCCCTTTGTAAGTCTGCCTCTCGCTGGGCCTGATCATAATCATAGGTAGATTCCGAAATAGTAACACCCGTATCTGGCGCTTCCAGAAGCCCAGTAACCACATCAGGAGGCGTGATACGCCTTTCTGGTAAGATAGTAGGGACTTCCTGAGAGGCTCTAAAGGCTGCCTCACCTGGAGGACCAGGGGGTATCCCAGCCCTTATATCGGGCATAACAGCTTCTACATTGGGATCATCCGGTAATCTACCCAATTCGTCCCACTGTTGGTAATCAGTAGGGCCAGCGAGGAACCTCAAGGCTTCCTCTAGAGATTCCCAAACCTGTCCAGTTCTGGGGTCAATGTACTTCTGCCTGTCCATCAATGATGGCCCAGCATAGTTCACTGCCCAGAAGTCCTGTCCCACATCATGGGGACGGGCCAGAGGATGTCTCTGGTATTCAGCCATAAGCTAGGGCCAGCATCCTATGCTGACCTACCTCAAGACAAACCATAGAATAGTCCCCACGGCTACGCAGTCTACGCATACTGACCAGACCAGATAGGCTTTTAAAGCCCACGGTGCGGCGTTTCGGAGGTATTTCATGGTCTATCATCATTTGATTATATTACTTAGGTTTCCTCACCGCTGAGTGTATACAATATATATGACTTCAGAAAATCCCAAAGGGGGCCGCCCCTAGTCTCAGCCTGGGACTACGAGCCTAGCCTGAGGCAGCCTAGTCTTCCCTCATTATGTTTAAGATAAGAGGCCGACTGGCTACGCGGCGAGGTAGTCTTGAGACTTCCCCAGAGCGCTTGTGAGGCTTCCCCTTGTGTTGCTACATCTATGAGGTAGCCTCTTGTCGTTTATCATGTGGTGGATATTCTGTGGGCTTCCTCTGGGCTGCCGTGTGTAGGTATGGTCTGAACATCTATGAGGAAGTCTCTGGGCTATGAGGAAGTCTACAGACCACCTAGTTGTATCTCCCTATAAGGTTATCAGTATAAGAGAGTGTTGTATGTTTGTTTTTTATGGGCGCGAATAATGGCGGGATGTATAAGCCTGGCCAGGATTTAGCTGCGATACCATAAGAAACTATTGTGATAGATATTGTATCAATTGTATTGACATGGGCATCTGCGTGTGGATAATGAGCATTGTTGGATCAATTCACCAATAGAGGTAACCCATGAAAGCATCAAACATACCAGTAGTTAACGCCTTATCCCAATTGAGGGAATACTGCACAAAAGAGCAGGCCGACGTAGAATCATTAGAGCAACAGCTTACTGACCTTAAATCCGATAGACGCCTAACAGCCGACGAGAGACGAGAGAAAAACGAGTACAGCGGATCAGCCTCAGCATACTTTGACGTTGTTCGGATTATCGAATCTAAGATAATCGAAGTAGTCAACGAAGAATAGGTTATAGGCTAAGGGGTATTCCAAGCGTACCCCTTGACGTATTAACCTTAGACTAGAGACAACCTATGAAAAACCTAGAAACAATGAAGGGTCTGAAAATTGACAGACTGGAACGTATGAATAGCAGTGTAAATGGTAACCCTAGATTTAGAGTACATTTTACTAATGGCATAGTTTCTCAGACGATGGTGGATGATATGTTGGGACTCCAGATACAGAACTATGTCGGAGAAAATAAGCCGTCAGTAAATGTAGAATTTGGGAAGCACTACGGCACAGTGCAGATAAACAAAATGATGGAGGTTATCTAATGACAGCTACCCTTATAGGCTCTATAGTCGCTGTTTTAATCGTTGGACTAATCATACACGGGAGGCCGTAATGGAACTATTCAGCACTAAAGGGTTAAATCCCGAGATTGTAAAAATGGTAAGGAATGATGTATTGTTTCAAAAAATGCCTAGCTCTCTTTTGGGCGAGTCTAATGCCAAGACTATCAAGGGTGAAAAGGTAGGTGTATTGACTGGTATTTTATACCTTGCACCAGCCGATACCATTGGCGCGAAGTTTAATCTCTGCCCGTACGCTGGCGTGGCTGGCTGTAAGACTGGCTGCCTCAATACTGCGGGTCGTGGTGCTTTTGACAGTGTGCAAAAAGCCAGAATAAGAAAAACTTTAATGTATTTTCAATATCACGATCAATTCATGGCCACACTGGCGCGAGATATTGAGAGATTACAGCGAAAAGCTGCTAAGCAAGGCAAAATACTCGCTGTACGATTAAATGGCACTAGCGACATACAATGGGAAAAAGAGCATTTTTTCTACAATGGGAAAAAGACTATTTTTGATGTTTTCCCGCGTGTTCAATTTTACGACTATACGAAAATCCCACGCCGTACCGTACCGAGTAACTACCATCTAACATTTTCCTATTCTGGCGTTACCGAGTACGCTCGCGTGGTGGATAAGCAACTACGCCACGATAGCAACGTGAATCTAGCAGTAGTATTTTCTGGAAAACTGCCCACGCATTTTATGAATAGGGAAGTGATAAACGGCGATGAAAACGACGTAAGATTTAACGACCCCACTAGCGTTATCGTGGGACTAACAGCAAAAGGTAAGGCAAAAACCGATACTAGCGACTTTGTAGTCGCGGGAGTCTAAAATGTTGAAATCTGAAAAACTGTTAAATGAATTGGCGCAGGATTTAAAGCCAGTAGTGGATAAGATTGAGAATTGTAAAGTAAAGTCTACGCAAAACAATTACGGTAGATACCTCGCGCTCATATCCACCTACGCGCAAAATGAAGAAGTAGCCGTGATTGTTGGTGAGGGAATGCGCCGCGCTGGCGGGAATGCCGCTGGAATAGCTGCCGCGCTCAGGGTATACGGCTGCGATAAAATCTCATTTATAAGTGTAACCAAATAAGTAAACCTATAAACTAACCAGAATCCCCTAAGCTACGCTATTATCGGCAGTCTAGGGAAAATTAAAAGGTAAACGTAATTATGAAAACTGTGCTATCACTTTACGACTACACCGGCGAAGCCGTCAGACCGTGGGCCGAAGCTGGTTATAAATGCTACTGCTTCGATATACAACACCGTTATTGGCAGTATGGCGTAGAGTCTGAAAAGGTTGGTAAATTAGGCGGTGAAATAAACTATATCAAAGCTGACCTACACGATCAGGAGCATTTAGACGAGATTGCCCAAGACTTTGGCGCTGAGGTTGCATTTATTTCTTGCTACCCCGTCTGCACTGACATGGCAATTTCGGGGGCCGCTCACTTTGCCCGTAAGAAGGCCCAGAGTGAACACTTTCAAGATGAAGCGGTACACTACGCTGTAATGTGTGCCGACTTCGCCGAAAAGTTCAATTGCCCGTACTATATTGAGAATCCGGTATCAGTGTTGGCTACAATGTGGCGTAAGCCAGACTACTATTTTCATCCTTTTGAATATGGCGGTTACATTCCAAAAGATGAAGCCATTCACCCGAAGTGGCCGGATTACATCGCGCCTCGTGATGGGTACTCTAAAAAGACTTGTCTCTGGACAAATGAGCTTTTTACAATGCCCGAAAAGGATGCGGTGGAGTGCGATTCGTTTGGATCGTCTACGCAGCACCGCAAACTAGGTGGTAAATCCATGAAGACTAAGAACATCAGAAGCGCAACCCCTCGCGGATTTGCTCGCGCAGTCTTTGAGGCCAATTGCCATGAAGATGTAGACGTGGAACCCTTCGATGAGTATCAAGTAGACCCCGCAGAGTATCGCGGGGCAGACTATGGAGATGACTAACCATGAGTAAGAAAACACCCCCTCGCTATCAGTTCTGCGAGATTCCCAACGATGAGGATGGGCGGGAGTTTGTGCGCCTGCTCCGAAAGTATGCCAACCGTAGGCGTTACAATGTCTTGGTCAAAGGACAGTATCTGGACAAGACAAAGCTAGACAGCAACGAGGATTGGCGCGACTATACGCGAGGCCAACCCACCAATAAATCAACCCATATCCGAGTTTATCTCCATGATAAGTTTCGATCTCGACCGCATTTTCCTGCTGTACTTTGAGCGGTCTTTCATGGCTCCGCTCTTGGTACGGTTCCACGAGTCGCGCTGCGCCAGGTTTCGTTGTCTACGCGACCGGCGATTGGTGCGCTCACTTTCTGATGACATAGGGGAATTATTATGACTACCGGAATAAAACTATTTGGTAACTGTAGCTGCGAAGATTTGCTAGATATGTTGCAAAAAGACCTAGAGATGTTTTTTGATGAAGGCCATATCGTTGATTATGACAACATAGATGCAAGCCTAGCGGTAGTAGACGAACTGAAGGAGCGTCTCCGTAGTGTTGTTTATTTACAACAGTAAAGTTGCACCTGTCTTTTATGAGCCGTTAGTGACCGACTCATTCTATAGGTGTAATCTAGGTACTGTTCAGCGGTATCTGTCAACCTGTTATACAGAGGAAGGCTCAATCCTCGACCATTGTCACTTTAACGACAGTTTATTCCTGGCTCATAGGCTGCTGTTCAGTCTCGCTATTCATCCGATGGAGCCACAAGACGCTCATAATTCTAATGTCGGACACACTTTTATCCCTCATATATAAGGATATGGGGTCGAAAATGGCTAAAACACTAGTGTTATGATATGTATATTTATCAATGGCTTACACCTTAAATCCTTATATATACAGGAGAAAAACTATGAACTATCAACTTAACAAATCCATGCGTATAATCAGCCAGCTACCGGCGCAAGCCTTAGCTGACCAACAAAAAAGCCCTACAAAGACGGTTTCTAAGGAAAACCTATTAAATAGATGCTTAAATCATATAGAGCGCATCAAGCGGATCAAGGCTATTGATGAGGAGATCAAGGAAGGGATTTTGGAGGAGGCTTGGAAAGTCTACGCGTTTCTTCAGAATTTCCAGCCTCTAGTAGGGGAAAACCTGAATCCAAGTGGAAGTAACAGGGAAATTTCCCTGGATGCTTTGCCAGAGAATAGCCTAGTCGAAGCCTCTGGGCCTGACATTTACGCGGGAGGCTTAGGGTATCGCCATGTCAACTGGGATGCTGAGTACCTCATGGCTGTAACCGGCTCAGAACGTCACCACAACCCCTATTGGAACCCTAAAGAGGCTTACCCAAAACCCGTGAAACACTTTACAAAGGAAGAAATTGAGGCGCTTAACTGTCCGAGTGGGTAATGTTCTGGATACGCAGACTGGGATTGTGTACTCGTCTCGGTCTGCTTGTATTGAGGCATTAGGGCGTGATGTGGCCGTCCCTATGCTCCGTGACAGGCGCTTTAAGAGACTGAGGGTCATTACTATGGACGACAAGAAGAAGGCCATGTACGAGAAGGGAGAACACGCCTGTGCTATGGCTGTGATCTTCCTAGAGGGTACGGTTCGGGATATTGGGGAAGCCTCTAACGGGGGCTACACTCACGATGATTTTATAGATGTGGTCAGTAACTTGAAATCATTGCAGGAAGACCTGGATA